AAAGCATTTAACCAGATTAAATCATTAATGGAGAATCCACAGAATGAGTTAGATATTAAGACAGTAACTCGTGGATTTATTAAGACTAAGAAAAGAATGGGAGAAGGGAAATGAAATCTTTATTAGGTATGCTTCTATTGGGTATGTTTGTATGGTCAATCGGGATTATATTACAGAAATATGTATTCATGATTGAAGATGATTTACTACTGATGATATATGGCTTTATTGTGGGGTCTGTAGTCATGGTGTCATTATCTACATTTAGTGAGAGGAGAAATAAATCATGATAACAACATTATTACTATTTACACTAACATCCACACCAGCTCCACAGGAGGCTTCTAAACAACTAACAGCACAAACCTGTTATGCTGCTTCAATATTATTAGAACAACCAATAGAGCAGGCTATGGTGTTCAAACAACGTATGATGAATGATATTGTAGAAGCTTATCCAGAACATGATACACTAGAGCTGACAGGTTATTTCCTTGGAGTTGAATTAACACGCTTGACAATGGAAATTAATTATGGCAATATTAGTGAAGATGAAGTTAAGAAGGATTATCTTAGCTATTGTAATTGGAATATTTAGGAGGGGAGATAAAGATGAAATATTTATGCACGTTAGAGATTGCGAATGGTGTTAAGGCTTGGGAACTTGTAGATGCAGATAATGAAGATATGGCAGAAACCAGAGCTAGAGAATTATGCATTGATTTAGCAGAATCTTATGGGTTTGAGCAAAACTTGGACTTCTTTGGAGACTATGATACACTAGGAAGGGAATGGGATGAAGAGGAATATCAAGACACAGGGTTCTTAGAATACTACATAGAACCTTATGATGAGGAAGAACATAGTGGTTACATCTACTAAATAACAAACAACAAAAAGCCCCTCCACGTAATTGTGAGAGGGGCTTCCTTATATAACTTGTTCTTACGCTTTTGTAAAGCTTGTTATTGCACGTTATTTAACTTTATTAAAACTCTCAATAATATTATTACATTCTAACAAAGCTGTATGTTGACGTTGAGCTAATTTCAATATACTCTCTACAGACAAGTCTTTAGCAAAAGGAATAGTACACAATGGTACATCTTCTCTGGCACTTAACCTATCCACATACTTTATCTTAGTGATTGGTACTTCTACAACTTTAGTAGTGGTGCAACCAGAGGTATTAATTAATATTAACAATATTAGGATTAACCAAATTACCAAACAAACTTTGGGGTAATTGGATAGCCATGCATTCTCTAACTTCAGTACTTGATTCTTGATTGAATTTATCAATCTCTGTTTCTTTGTTAGACAAGGTTTCTTGCAAAGCCCTGTTAGCATCTCCCACTCGTGATAGTTCATCTAATATCCTCTGATAGTGTTCTTTAATCTTAGTGGTTTCATTGGCATTATCTTCGGCTATTGTTAAGGCTTGTTTAGTGCCAGATGATGCTACAGATAAGGCTAATGATAACTTTCCATTATCAGCACGTAATGATTGATAGTCATTCCATAGATAAACCCCACCAATAACTATAACCCCGAGTAGAATATACGTAGACTTAGCTGATGATATGAATGAAGCTACAGAGCCTCCAAACGAGGCTATAGAGCTTATAATCTTAGTAATGGTTGTCATGGCTTTCCTTTTAAATTATAAGCCCGTAGAGAGCTTCCTATTGGCTTGGTTAATCTAAATAGATTTGCATATACCAACGATTAATACGTTCAACATATGTGAGAGTCTCTTTAGAATGCTTACCAGTGATTTGTACTAGGCAAGGACTGATATCTTCCCACTCTGTTTTCATATGGCAAGCTTTCTGAGACTTCAGGAGGTTGGCTAACCCAGCATTGTATGATGCAAATGTTAAATTACGCCTACTATCTACTGTTCTCTTACTACGCCATTGCTTCCATAATTGACTGTTATAATAAGCCCCAGCATGAATACTCAAACTAGGGTCAAATATATTAGCCATCTTCCAACCTAGGTTATTAGTAATATCATCCCATGTTGCAGGCATCACTTGCATAATACCAGAAGCCCCAACATAGGACACAGCGTATGGGTTTAATAAGCTCTCTTGATAACCTTGAGCTTTAAGCCAACGATAATCCCATGTGGGGAGATAGAGAGAGGTTGCCCTTTTAAACTCTCTATCATATTTATTACTAATGGTATTAGCTGAGGAGGAAGGCGAAGAACATAGCAGTAGCAGCATAACGAGAAGATAAGTAAATTGCTTTATCTTTACTATGTGCATTCTTAAACCACTCTTTAAAGTTAAATTCAATTGATTTATCTAATTGCTTTAATACTAATCGCATACACACATAGGCTACAATAGCTGTTGTTAGTTTGAGAGCGAAAGCAATTAAAGGGAAGAATAATGTTTCCATTTTAATATTTCCTTATTAAATTAATACTATATTCAGCCTCACACCGTACAACATCCCCTGTTAAAATCGGCTCAGGTGTTCCAGTGTTTGAGCGTGAAAAATACTTCTTTATAGCCCAAGATGAATATCCTGTCATTGCAGTCGTACCACTTAAGTTGGTAGCAATTCCTGCTTTACCAGTGCTGTATTGATAATTATTAACTGATGCTGGTGTGACTTTTAATCTAGTTAATATCTTAAACTTACCATCACCAGTTGATGGAACACCCGCTGCACCTAGTGGCCTATAAATTTCACCAACAGAGGTCATCTGTAAATCATTAGTATTCCCAACAATCGGATTTGATATACCTGCATAGGTAGTCAATACAGCATCACCAAATTGTGGCGTGTTCATTGTGTCAAACACTTTTTTAAATGATACGGCGTTGTAGGCAAGCTGAGGCCACATTGCAGAGTAAAAGTAACCGAAATTCCCATCAAGCAAAAACTTATGCTCATGACTTACGATAACCTTTCCAGCCGTTAAACTATGAACCAATACCGTATCAGCTAGTCCAACATGAGATGGTGATGTGCCGTAATATGCCTTAATATTTTGCACAAACTGAATCCCACTACCAATAATAAATTTACCTGTTGTTATTGGTCGGCTTTCCCCATCTGCATATATCTTAACGCCAGATGTTAGGTATTCATTGCCGTGAAGGTTTCCGCCAACGTCTTGGAAAGTTGGATCGCCAGATTTCTTAAACTCGTAAGCATACTCAAGCTGACTGCCTTGCGCCTGTATCTTATCACTATTTTCAACATTAAGAATAAATGATGATTGCTGCAACCTTAAGAATGTAGCCGTACCATTAGATGCAGAGCCAGAGGCATGACTAGGGGCTGATGTACCAGTAGTTCCTGCAACAGTACACACGTAAACAGCGCCATCTTTACCTATAACCTCCTCATATATGATTACAGGGGTTGATGCTTTAAACGGCTTAGGTCTGACACCAGCATTCCATGGCATACCGAATGAGCCGCCAGATAAATTAAGTCCATTAAACCCAAATATATTAAAAGCTGTACTAGCTGATGGGTTTTTTGATGCTGTTAATGTGAATCTTATTACATAAGGCGTTGCTTTAGCGGGTAGGTTAGACGCTAATAGTTTAGTTTGTCGGTAAAGGCTTGTTGCTGAATAAGTGTCAACAGTTGTTGATTCATTTAATAAAGTTGTAGCCCCATCAATAGTAACGTCAACAATATTACCTTCAATTCTTGAGTTGTAGATGAGTGACAAGCTTGCACCATCTGTTGTATTGCTAAAACTAATTTCTATATAGTCTCCAACAACAGTTGATTGTGCTGCTCTGTGACCATAATAAGGCGTAGCGTTAACTGTTGACAGGTCAGTCCAAGTGCCAGACTGAGTTACGCCTGCGTCACCGTATACTAATGATTCTGACATATCCTCGACAACCGTCTGGTTCCAACCAAATGGAGTTATGCGCCCCTCGGTATCTAATCCACTGTTTTGCAACAAGCCGACCTGCCAAGTTTTGCCGCCAAGGTGGGTGTAATGTAAATATTCTGTATCTGATGTCTTTACAATGGCATTCATTGCGAATGGTCTAAGGCCGTTAATTGGCTCTGCTAGTGTTGTAACCATTTTACTGTCTTCTAGTGCGGCAATGGCGCTATCCACTGTTCCAGCACCACGAGCTATATCATTGGCATTATGAGATGTCCCATCTGATGGGTTCCTCCCTTCCAGATCATTGTGGTTTAAGTTGTCAACCAGTACAATCTCAATATCATCACTACCATCCCCAAACTCAATAGTGTATTTACCATTAGGAGCAAAGAAACTATAACGACCAAAATCATCTGTAACAAATGGATTATTCTTTTGTACTGAGTTGGTATCGTCTACATCATATATTACAGCAATGGTATTACCTACAGTATTTCTTACTACAATAGTAGTCCCTACAGACGCATTACCATCTATTGCATCATCAAACTTGCGAAGTAAACTTCCGTTCCACTTTTGCATTTAATTATTTCTCCTCGCACAATGATATGCGTTTAATGTTAATTTTGTTTGTTATGTAATTGGCTAATTTAATCAACCAAACATTTAATTTTTTATACCAAGGTGATGTTGAGAGCAGTATTGCTATTATACATTCAAATAATATTGAGTTGATATAAACCCAGTACGTATATAATGGCTGGACTCTTATATCAAAATGATTATATATATTAACTAAGAGGGATATTGATATGGCAATTATTAGTAACAGTCTGACCTTACCCTTAACAACAAAATATGTAACTAATAGCCACAGCATATCTAGCCCACATCTCGTTAAGAAGAAATAATCTGGTATACTTAATTTTATATATGGTGTTATATTTTGGTCTACTGTCATTATAAGTGCATATGCAACACAGAGTTTTAAATACCTATTATCAGCTATAAATGGGAGTAATAAAAATAACATTGTGTAATAGGATAAGAATCCAAATAAGTATGTCACCATAAATTACTCCCGTATTTACTATTTAACTTTCTTCTCTTTCTTAGGGATTGACTTTTGTTTCTCACGTACTGGTGGGTTAGTATCTGACGGCATTAATCATTCTTCCTTTTAGGTATATTATTTTGTAATACTGCAATATCTACAGCTACGGTTTTTAACAGTGATGTTAAATCTTTAATTGCTTCTGTTTGGCTCTTGGTGTCTTTAGATAAGTGGTCTAATGTTATTTCCATAGGTTTCATTCTCAGGATGATTTGGTCTTCTGTTTCTTTCTTTGTATACATATCATCAAGACGAACTTTATCTTTTCTACGTTCCCATTCATAACGGGCAATAACACCGCCACATATTAACCATCCAAACTTAGCGATAGCTGATACAATAGCTTCCATGCTAACTCACCCTTAACCATTTGTTTACGACTACATATGGTTGTATGTTGTTATGAGATTGGCTACCACCCGCAGATGATGTAGATGCTGTCTTGTAGTTATCATTAGATGGAGCTTGTGATGGATAACCTTCAATATCCCATCCCGCACCACCTGTCTTACCTACAATACCACCAGTATGTGTATGTGTTGGCATTTCTGCTGCTGATAGTAAGTGTTCATACTAACCACCTGTAGCTCCAGCATTGAATGCTTTAACAACACCACGACTATCTGTGGCACTACCACTACCAATTGTAACTCTACCTTGTCCAAAGATAGTCCACACACCATAGCCAAATAATGAATTAGGGTTGGCTGTTGTACCACTTAATTCAATCACCATACCAATAGGTACTTGTGATGGTGCTGCTACTTGAGCTTTAAGCTCTGATATCTGTTCTGCAAAGTTATTAAACATCCAGTTAATTTCTTGTGCAGTAGGGAAGCTATCTGGTACATATCCATACTGCCTTAGATTGGGTGTTGGTCTAACCTTATTATCTGTCCCATCTGGGAATACGAAATCATCCGTAGCCCAATCAGGGTTGTCTGCTGGGAATGCCATTATTATTCCTTATATTTATTATTACAAACCACTATCTAAGTCGTTAGTTGCAACAAGAGTAACTACCTTCTGTTCACTAATTTGTGATGTCTTATTCCTTATATTAAAGATGAAAGACCCACTACTCACTACATAACCAAGGGTTGTATTATTAGCTCTCATGGAGAATTCTCTACTTGATGTTAGTCCCTGCCATATTTCTATCTGAGCTGGAACATATAGAGAATCACCACTTGTTTTGGTCACATAAACCTCATAGTCAGCAGCAGCACCTACTCCTGTAGTTTCTAGGAATGCAATTGATGCTCTATCACCCTCTTGGTCATACGGAGTTACGAAACCATCTGTACCAAAACGTAATCCCATTATTGTGGTGCGTTTTTCTGGAGGTATTGGTGCACCAGAGAACACTAAGTTTTCTGAGTATGAATTTTCCAACCCTAATCCACTCACTATCCCACCCGTAGGTTCTACTGTATAACTAACAGAATTACTATTAGCAAGGTATGTACCATCTACATTAGATGCCACTACACGGCAATAGACTATCTTATCAACATCACCAGCCAGTAATGTATATGTTGTATTTGTCTCACCATCTACAGCAAGGCCGTCAACAAACCATTGGTACCCATAAGTTATCACTTCAACACCAGACCATTCTCCCTTGTCTACAGTTAACACACTACCTTCCGCTAGGGATGGGTATGTTAAAAATGGTGATGTTGTTGGGAATGGTGCATTTGATGCTGGGGGTATATATGTCTCAAACCTTTGGAATCTCACATCGTCAGATACGCCAAATTCAGAACGTATCAAACTGCACATCTGGCCTTGTGGTGTGTCAAACTTAATACTACTTAAAGGGAAGGCTAATGGATTGCCAGCAAAACCAAAAGGTCTTTTAGGTTTGTCAATTAATCGTACCCCTGTATTCACTGGGAACAAGGCAAGGACTTCATCAATACCTGCACTTGTTTGTGAGATACAAGATAGCACTGCGGTTAGCTCAACAACATAAGGGTGGGTTTGTTTTATAATTGGATTTTCATCTCTAGTGAGAAGTCTAAACACGTTTGCAATATCTGCATATGTCCCTTTATTAGACTTACGTAGTATCCTAACTTTAATGGCTGTCTTATAGTCATTATCATCAAGGTTACTACGTCTCACTTTAAGCTTATCACCAATATTGTCTAGGAGGACTCCTGTAGCGTTCTCTAAGGTGCGTAAGTCTTGCATATCAATAATGACATTCTCAACCTCCTGTACTTCCTCTACAAGAGCCTCAACTATCTTATTGATAACCTCTTTGTCTTGAAATTGATATAGAAGAAAGGACTTGGCACGTTCAACCCTATTATCAACCAGCTTAATTTTATTGGCTGTCTCTGCCATTATCTATTCTCCTACATCTTGTTGAAAGTGATATTTACATAGAGTAGTTGAGGTTTCTCGCTAAACTTAGGTATTAAATCTGAGTCTATGAACTGACCTCCAGCATTAGTAATATCTTTAAGTTGTACGGAAGCGGTCTTCAACCTCTTAAATGATATAGCACGATACACAGACGCTTGAACCTGCTCCAGTGGAATAACACCACCAATGTCAAGCTCATCTGTTAATTCAATCATCAGACTCCCCACATCAGCTTTCTCAACGTCAGACAGATATGTTCCGTCTTTAGTTTGGTATGTGATGTTTACAGCGTAGTTAAAGTATGTGGCTTTAGTAAATTCTACATCAATAACATTCTCTGCGTCATCTGTATAACTAATCTGAGTTGTGCCATATTGTTTAGTATTAACTGGAGCATCATCACCAATAGCCTGAGCAACCTCTTCTTCATCCCCACCAAGCACAACAATATTATATGAGTATGGCTCACACACTACATTATTGTTGGTATCATATAGATAATCTTTAGTTGGGTTTTGGAATATCTCAGCATCTATCACACCAGACACACCTAGCACAGATGATTTAATCTTAGCGGGTGTGCCACTTAAACTAACACCATCTAGGTTCTCATATGCTGCTCTGTACTGAGCATCAGACTGTACGTCACTACCACTCGAGAATGTCTCCCAATTGATTGATTCAACAAACCCTGTAAATGAGGGCGATAAACCAGAAGCTTCACCGACATTGAGTGGGTAGAAACCAGATGTGTTTGCAAGGCAAGCAATACGGTATCCAGCTTCCCCAATAGTAGGTGACACTGTTAGTGAGAGATTAGCCTTAGGTAATGGCAATGGGTTATTATTAACGTCTTTGTTAAAACCAATATATAATGTTCTGTTATCGAGATTGTAATATGCTGGTTGGTCTAGCTTAGTAATATTAACATTAGCAAACTGTGATAGTGCAACTAACATTTCATCAATGTCATCCGAGTCACCAGCAGTCCATGTAAACGTATTAGATGAAACACTCTCCACATTATACATTGTGAATGTATATGTAACCCCTTGTGTAATTGTAGAGGCTTTAAGTCTATAACAAGACATCAGACTATTAACTGCCTTCTCTGTAGAGGTCGTATATGTAATACCATTACTACCACTAACACTACGTCCTGCTGTAATTAAATAATTAGTTGTAGTTGTAGCTAGATTGGCTAATACCACTACCTCACCACCACCTTTAGATTTACCTTTACGAAATACCCCTTGTTGGGATATGATGTCATCTAAATAAATACCTTCACTTCCGCTATATGTCTGGGAGCTATAAACCCCCTCCATACCTTGCCAAGTTTGGTCAAGTTCTTCTGCAAACACAGAGACAAACTGAGCCTCTACTGAATTAGAAGACTGGTTCCATGTGCCTAGCTTAGAAGTGAATCGGGAATTTAATGATGTTATTAATTGTTGGAGGGTTTTTCTTTCAAACCCATATTCTGTTATTCCTGACATTAAATTACCTTATGAATAATATCACCATCACCACCAGACATGAAACCTTCTGTGCGACAGCTAGGACTAATAACAAAGTCATTAGCAGGGGAGTATTCAACTTCATCGTTAGGAGTGATACTTGGGAGGTTTACGCGAAGTAAACCGTCTGTGGTTAATACTTCAAAGTTTAAATCATACCCTCTATTACTAGAAGTATATGTAGACGAGAATGAAGTTACTTTAATAACATCACTATCTTCTAATATCTTAGCAAGGAATATAGCGTCAGTTTCTCTTGGGGTAATCCCTTTATTAAATATTTGTTGTCTATAGGGAATACCTTGACTAATATCTAAGAAGTACTCACCTAAGAATGTTCTTAATTTTATTGAGAGTCTTTGCTTAACTGCTTCTTGTATTGTATTTAATAATTCAAACTTACCGTCTATGACTAGGATATCACCATCATCACCTAATTTAAAATCCATCATGCTTCTGGTACTCCTGTAAGGCCATTAATTGTTCCTCCAGAATGAATATGAGTAGTTCCAATATCAACACCATTATGTGTAAGGGTTGAAGAGACTAATTCTATACTGTCGCTCTCTATCTTAACTGTGGGAGCTTTAATAGTTACTGTACCACTATCTGATGTAATGTTAATAGGGGAAGAAGTGGAATACACATCAACCACATTATTGCCAATAGATATCTTATTATCTTCATTGTAAATCTCAATCTTATCTAAAGCTATTGGTAGTACAGTTAATGATGTATTAAATATGGGGGTAACAATACAGTCTACAATATCAAATCTATCTACAATATTGTTTTCACTAGTGGCAGAAGACCCTTTAGATACAACGCCACTGATATCACGTTCACTCACCTCCACCCATACTTCATCGTCAACATACAAAGGTATTCTAATTGACATCCTACCACCGTTAGAAGATAGTGTACCAACTCTAGCTGAGGGGATGATATCATATGTTTTCACAATACCGTCACTCAACACTGTATTTATTAATGGTTGTATATCTACTGTACCATCACTATTAACCGCAACTACTTTGGCTGGGAAGTTTGTATGTATACCAAGCATTGCACTTTTGAAATGTAAATCTAATACTGCTTTCCAGCTTAGGTTGGAGCCTGAAACATTCATATTATCTCCTATAATTTGTAAGGGATAATAGCGGATTTCTCCCAACCATCCACAGGTTTAAGTTCTAATTCTATATACCAAGCTGTCCCTTCAAAGTCACCATTGTATTCAAGGGATTCAACTTCA